TATATCACACTTTATAAAATTAGGCTTATGATTTTTTATTATATCTTCAAATTTAAACTGATAAACTGATTCTTTTCTATATCCTTTTATCTTAAAAACAGAATGCCTTCCTTTATTACCTCCATCGTTGATATAAAAAGAAACAATTCCGTTTTTATCTCCTACTGCTGCATTTATAATAGTTATATTTTTATTTTTTTCTGTATTCTTTTTTAATACATTAAAATTATTTATCTCTGGTTCATATGAGATTATTTTTAATTTATTTTTTTCTTTAGAGAATAATGAACTTACTGAACCTATATTTCCACCTATTTCTAGAACGGTGTCTTTTTCTTTAGCATTTAATAATAAAGGTAAATAGTCTATAGATTCATCAATTACTAAATCATCTGATGTATTTGGTCTTACATATAATTTTGATATTTTTCTAAATACTAAATTTGAATTATGTTTACTCTTATTCCATAAAAAATATTTTTGAATAATATCTTCAAATTCTTTATATTCATTGCAAATATTATTTATAACTATTTGTTTACTTATCCAATATGATTCTTTAGCATTTTCTACACATGAAAATTCTTTTCTTGAGCAACAATCAATAAATCTATCACCATATACTTTTACACCAAGTGGAAAATCTTTATTTTGATTAGATTCATGAAATAAATTGTTTATGCTTTGAGGAACAAATAAACAACTGTCAGGACTATAATGTTTTTCTCCAGGAATTTTTAAATCTTTATCTAAGTGATATCCTTCTACATAATTTTTGTCAAACCATTTTCCAAAATTTTGTAAATTAAACCATTCTTTTTCTATTGTTACATCTTTATAGTTATAAGAAACTTTTTTTCCAAAAACTCTCTTTATCATGCTACTCCAAACCCAATAGCATTTAGTATTTTTTTTGTACTTGTCACCACCTAAATACCCTACTCCAGCAACACTCGGAATCATTTTATTTTTCAAAATATTTTATCCTTTCTATTTTAATTCTTATTAACTATTTAAGGGGATTATACGCTACTTTTTTCTAAATGTCTATTAATTTCTTCTGATATTAGATAAAAATTATAGTTCCACTTTGAATTTACATATATACTATTGTAAATAGAATTAGCTAATGATGAAAACTCTTCTCTAGTCATTTTGCTTATGAACTGACTAATATCTTTTACTCTTTCTATCATTAAGTTTTTATCTTTTAGTTCTTCTAATGAAATAAAGAATGGATAACTCTTAAAATAAGATGGAGCATATTCTTTTAATAGAATTGGTAAGCAACCGTTTTCTATCTCTTTCATAATCTTATAAGATATAATACCATTTAAATTAGGATTGGTAGTGACATTCCAACTTAGTTTATGCTTTCTACTAGGTACTACCACTGATTCATCTTCGTAAAATTGAACAGTATAATGAGTTTTGTTATCTAAGCTAAACATCTCATCAACCATGTCTTCTGGCAAATCTTCTCCTTGATAAAATATAGTCGCATCTTGTGTCTCTAATGGTTCTATCTCTAATTTTTGCTTTGGGATTCTATTTATAACTACACTGTTACAACCTTTTAACATATCATACTTTCGTTCCATGTTAAATTTTATTAATTCAGACTCATATTGAACCATTATAATATTTTCTGATATATGGATTAATTGATCAACTTCTTTAATTATTAAGACAAACTTTAAATCTTTAAAATGAAAATTAAAAATACTATCTTCAGTTATTAGCAATTCATATACGGAAAGATTTTTATTAGTACAATCTACTAATTCAATATCTTCTATACCTTGGAATTTTAAAGAGCTTAATTCATTTTCCATAAGCTCTTTATTATCTTTATCATATATTATACCAATCATTATCATCTTCTCATTTTACTAAAGTCATCATTATATGGTTGAAGTCCTAATTGCTCACTTAGATTAGCTACTTGCTTTATCATAAAAATTCTAGCATCTGGGAATATAATCTCACCTTTTATTAATAACCAAGTCTTATCGACTTTGCATTTAGTTAGTAAATCTTTCCATTTATAGTATTCTATTCTAGATAATACCATCGTCATAACATCTGTATCATCTTCTATTCTGATAATAATCTTCCTAGCTCTACCATCAGTTATTTCGTTTCCTCTTTTCTGAACGTGTACATAATCATTTAAGTCAACATCATCAAAATAAATTAATTGGCCTATACACCAATATTCTTTTTTCTTTGTTACGTCTTTTAATAAGCTTATAGGTAACTTTTCTCCTGTATATTCATACGGATTGTTATATAGCTTGTACCAATGAAAATTGCAAGGAAAAAGAATATCATAAGGAGTTTGAGGGTCGAACATAGTTTTTAAGACAGACGGAGTAAAAGATTTTTCACCGTTTCTCATCTTAATAGCATCCCTAGCTTTCTGAATACCAAAACCATTAATCTCAGATAAGCCTCCTACTAAAATTCCATCCTGAATAGACCATTTTACTAGAGATGTATCTGGGTTTACCGCTTCGTACTGTAGACCTTCATTATCATAAAACTCTCTAAGAACTTTTAGAGAATCTTTATCAGTCTTAGAGTTGTTTAAGATAGATGCTACGAACTGTAATCCGTGATTGTTTTTAGCCCAAGCACACCAGTTAGATATAACCCCATAAGATACTGCGTGAGCTAAGTTAAAACTATATGAACCAGAACTAGCTACGTCCTTCCATAGTTTTTCTGACATCTCTAAAGTTAATCCACCAAAATCTTGACAACCGTCTATAAACTTTGGTTTAAAGGTAGAGAAGTATTCATCTCCCATAGATTTAGATGCAGCCTTTCTAAGCTTTCCTACATCAGCCCAAGTAAAGTTAGCCATTTCTCTAGCTACCCTCATCATCTGCTCTTGGTACACAATAATACCAAATGTACTTTTTGTAATATCTTCGTGTACATCACTATAATAAAATGCTTCTTTCTTACCTATCTTAATGTCAATATACTTAGAAGTACCACCAGAAGATAACGCACCTGGTCTAGCTAGAGCTTGAGATGCAGCTATATCGTCAAAACATTCCATAGGAACTTCTTGATTAAGACGATTCATAGTAGCTCCTTCAAACTGAAAGATACCAGATAATCTTTGATCTTCAAAAATTTCGTATGTACTTTCTTGCTCTAGATCAATGTTATAGAAGTCAGAAGCTTTAAACCCTGACAGTGCCGCAGTATCCTCTAATACAGATAGTGTTCTTAATCCTAGCACGTCAACTTTTAAAAGGTTAATAGCTTCTGCATCATACTTATTCATATGAATAGTATCGTGCCGATTATCTACACCACAAAAATCAGTTAGTTTAGTATTAGAAATAATAACACCGGCAGCGTGCTTTCCTTTATTTTTAGCATGCCCCTCAATAAACATTACTAAACCAATTTCAGGATGTTCTTCTAAAAGCTGTCGTCCAGGTTCTGTTTCTGTAAAGGTATCTTCCATACAGAACGAAGCACGGTTATCACCACCTGCCCTATCTAGAATAGAATCCTTTGTAGATTCGGTTTTCCATTCTGGTATCTTTAATGCTTTTGCGAACTCTCCTATAGCAGACTTTGGCTTAAAAGTAGTAATATTAGCAATGGTTTTAACCTTATCTTTACCATACGTTTTTTCAATATACTTGACTACATCTTTTCTTTTCTTATCATTAAAATCCGAATCAATATCTGGAAAATCCGAACGCTCAGGAGAAATAAAACGCTCGAATACAGTCTCATATTTAATAGGGTCAATATCTGTTATATCAATACAATGGCATATAAGACTACCAGCAGAACTACCACGACCAGGAGCTACTAACATTCTTTCCTTAGCCCACTTAATTATATCCGCAACTACCAAGAAATAATCTACAAAATCTTTGTCCTTGATAATCTTTAGTTCATAAGCTATTCTAGTTCTATATGGTTCTTTAGACAGGTCAATACCTTTTTTCTTTGCACCTTTTATTATAAGGTCTTCTATGGTATCGTTCTTAATATGCCTAATAGGATCAGCTCTTGGTAGTTCAAAGTGGTCTATAGAGTCTGCTATAACTTGAATATTTTTAACAGCTTCTTCTTTAAAATAATATAGCTGTTCACTTTCGTGAAGTATATGCTGAGGGACTGTTCTGGAATCTCTATTTCTTCCAGAAAAACATTCGTATACATCCTTGTCTTCTTTAGTAGGATAGAAATTTTCGTCTATAGCAACTAAAGGTAAGGCTCTGTGTTCGCTCGTTTTTAAGTATCTCGGTAAAGTATTACGGTTATTTAACCCAAGTCCGTAGTAATCCGCTCTGTCGGTTATAATATTAGATGTAGGGATAACTATTACATTATCGGTTAAAGAATCTATATCATTAGCAGAAATATTCTCTCTGTAATAAAAGTTACTGCTACTGATAGAAGTTAATCCAAAAATCTCCTTAATACCAATTTGGTTTTTAGCTATAACAATATATTCCGAACCGTGTTGACCAGACCTACCAAATGTTTTACTATTATCTACACTCGCATCTTCTACTACCGTTAATCTAATCCCATAAATTGGTTTTATAAACTTGGCATTACTTTTTCTTTTACCTTTTTGGATTGCGTTATACTCTTGACCATCTGTCCAATCTACTAATTGCTCATTATGCTTTCTACAAGCTTCCTGTAATCGGTAGGCTGAGAATGTATTAAAGTTATCGCAAATACCAATAAAACCATCATCGGAATATTCATTCACTAACCTTGTTAAAAAACCATAACAAGCACCGAAAGAATATTCACTATGCAGTGTTAAATGACCCATTATTCACCTATATATACTGAACTTAATTCAGCCTTTAAAAAATTTATTCTCTTTATACTGTTAGAGCGAACTTCATCAAAGTAATGACTAGACCCTAATTTTATTTCATTTTCTGCGTACTGTTGGCATTGCATAGCATCAGCAAGATGAACCATTTTAGATTCTAGCGTTTTATTTTCATCATATTTCCTTATAGCAACCTTAATTGCTTTAGGGAATTTTTCAACAGAATCCTTCTCTGCTTTTTTAAGAGCTGTATATAAATCAGGATGTTCTTTTTTTAAAAGATGACATACATCAGAGGTTTCCGATTCTAATATATCGTGAGCTGTTGATATAGATAAAGCAAAACCTAAATCAAATTCATACTCTTCCCTTAGTTGAAAAAGAATAGCAGAAACTAAAAAAGAATGTTGTGCTACATCCTCATCATTAACTCTTGGCACGTTACTGTATCTTACTATATATGTTAATCGGTATAATCTTTCATAATATTCTTCTGGGCTTAGCATCTAAGTCCTCCAAGTTCACTTCTATATTTTTTCATAATCTTTTCGTTCACTAAGCTTTTAAAATTATCATTGATAAAACTTTTATCATTAACGATTATATCATAATTGGTTAGGTTATGTCTTATAAAATTTAATGTAATTCTTTTTATTAGTTCATAATTATAATAAGGAATTTCACCATAATGGTCTTTTTGATATGCCTTAATAGATTTCTCAATAGGGTCTTCTATCATCTTTATTTTTAATTTTTTAATTATGTCTTTTTCATCTTTATACTCATAAGGTTTTTTACTATTGGCTCTCTTTTTATTAAGACTCTTATATTGTTTGTTTTTCATTTTCCTTCCTCATTAGTTATTAATTTCCTACCCTTATATAATAACTAATGCTAGTAAAGATGTAAAGCTTTAAGTTACATCCTTAGTCAGCTCATCAAAAACAGTTAATGGTTCGTTATCTAGCCATTCCATTACATTGATAATTAGATTATCAATTTTGGTATTATGAGTCTCTACCGATTGCCTAACCATAACATTTAAACCATAATCGTGATCTGATATAGTAAAAATAGGTACGTCCATTCCATAGGCATATCCCATTTCCCATACTGTCCCAGTATCGTAATTATCTATAACAGCAACTACTAAGCTTGCGTCCCATATATGATCTATGTTAGATTGAAATATTGCTTTCATCCTTAACTCTTTTTCTTCTGGAGTCATTTCAATTAAGACCCCTTCAGAACGAGGGCTGAAATATTCAATTTCCGCTTGGTCTAACGCCTTCTCAATCCTTTTAACCATATTTAATTGCTCTTCGTTGAAGAACGGTGATGCTAAGTAGATCATAATACAATATCTCCTCTTTTCACCATTTCCATAAAGCATCTAGCTGTAGCCTCTACATCGTTTCTAGCTCTATGAGCGTTTTGAAACTCGTTACCGAATAATAGCTCGTGTAATTGTTGAAGTCTTAATCTTTTATTTTTATAATGCTTACTAGCCTCTACTGTACAAATACGATTTTTTGGCCAGTTAAAACAATACTCTTTATCATAACGAAAAAGCTCAAACTTAATCATTCTTAAATCAAACATAACATTATGACCAACTACGTTTTGACAACACTCAAATAAATCATAAATCTCATCATAAACTTGAATAAAATTAGGAGCATCCTTGACAGACTCATCAGAAATACCAGTTATTTTTGTTATTTCTTCTGATATAGGAATAGGTGGTTTTATCATAGTCTCCACCTCATCAATAAATTTAAAATCTTTTGTCAATCTGACCGCATATAACTCTGTTATATATGGTTGACTTTCAATCTTAGTAGCTACTGGTCCATCTAAGCCGGTTGTTTCAGTATCGAATATAATTATGTCGCTACTAGATTTCATACTTAATCCTCTTATTTATTTTTTCTTGAAGTAGGTTTGGTAATTTTGTGTTTGGAATGTCATTATAGTAAGACCATTCTTTATCACAGTATTTTTCTTGAATATAACCTTGAATATTATTCATAATAACCTTTTCGCTGTATGAAGGGTTATTATTTTCGTTCCATTTTGGGTCTTTTTCTATGGCTCTATATGTAGGGTTTCCATAATAAATATAAGCTAACCCGTCTAAATTTAATGTTTCATATGCAAATAGTGTCTCTTCACAACAACCATTAAAGGATAACAATGCAGAATAATCTTGAATTATATTTTTAATGAACAAGCCATAACCAGTCCAATAAAAACCATCACTCTTATAATGAGCACCCGTTTTTTTATTTCTTTTTCTATCAGCCTGAAGAATAGAGCATACCGGTGTATTTATTAGGTATTGTACACAATTAATAAAATAGCAATCGCATCCACCTGGGAATCTATTGTCATCGTCCATAAATAAGAAGAAATCAGACTTAGAGTCTTTCATTCCTTCGCCTCTTAATCTGGAAAACGGGATAAGTTTATCGTGATAATCTTCATCTATTCTAATAAATTTTATTGATACACTATTTTTGTATTCAATATCTTTCTGGTGCACTTCTCCGTTTCCTATTATAACCAATTGACAAAAACTTCTAAAGAATCCTAGCTGACTAAAAGAATTTATAAAACCATTTATCTGCTCTATATTATTCGTTGGTACAATAACATCTATTTTCATTCTCCAACTAACCCCTTATTATGAATTGACTTCTGCCCTTTCTTTAATTTATAATCATATAACTTTTTACACTTCATGCACCAATATTTATTAATACTAAATAATAAATCTATAGCATCACATCCACATACTTTACAAGTCTTCTTCATATAAAACCTTTTCTACTTGAGGATATTTTTCATTAACGTCAACTATTATTTTTACTGGAGTTTTAAATTTATGAACATTCTTTAAAATACTATCAACCGTATAAGCCCCATTGATTTCCTCTCCTACCATTAGCATATTAGGGATTTCATTAGTGGCCTTTTGTGCGGCATACATAGAATTAGAATCTAATGCTAACCATTTACTAAACTTCCGTAAACCAACCCTATAATCTATTCTTATGCTATCGGCAGCGTTTTTCTTTTTATGCCTATGATACATTACGGATGCTACTTTTAATTCTTTTGGTTCTTGTCTTTTAACGATATCAACATCTGCGTGTTCGGTGGTAATCTTTACTTTGAATTTGAATTTATAATTACAAGCCTCACAGTATTTTGCTACAGTAGCGTTTAGGCATCCGCAATTAGGACACTCTTTTACAGGAGCTTCGCCTCCCTTCTGAGGTTTTCCTTTTTGGTCTATATGTAAATCATTAACTGGACCAAGAGAAGATACGTTTCCAGCAAAATCTAAAACTAAGCAGTGAGTTTTATTAAAATGAACCCTTAATCCCCTTCCTACCATTTGGCAGTATAAAGATACAGATTTAGTTGGTCTAAGCATTACGATCATATCTATATCTGGTACATCTAATCCAGTAGTTAATACGTTTACATTAGATAACGCTTTTATCTTTCCATCTTTAAAACTTTGAAGAACTTCATCTCTATCTTCTTCCATTTGAGAATGAATAAAGTCACAAGGAATACCAATTTCATTTAATCTTTCAGATACTCTTTCAGAGTGTAGAATATTAATACAGAATATTAGAATCTTTTTATATTTTCCGCTTTCTATAATAGCCTTTGTTTCGTCCAGTGCGAGGTTTGTGACCCTTTCATTATTAAATAGTATATCTAGGTCGTTATTAGCCCAATCTCCCGCCTGTGTAGCCACACCTTTCGGTATTTCCATCTTTAAATCTGTAGCTTTAGAATATAGTTGAGAAAGATAACCCTCACCTACCAATTTATTAAAGTTATCATATGAATTTAGATTATAGCAGATTTCTGTAAAGAGTGCTTCCGTAGATAAGTGTATATACCCACTGGACCTAAAAGGAGTAGCAGACAGACCGATATAATTGCAATTAAAACTAGACAAAAACTTACGATAAGTGCCCGTATCCCACTCTGAAACAAGATGGCACTCATCGATAATAATAAGTCCGATATTTTTAAAGGCTTCAGGATTGTTTCTCCCAGATTGTATACCAACTACAGTTATTCTTTTAATATCCTTTCTGCCTAAACCAGCAGAATATAACCCTATCTCTTCATCTATTTCTTCATCTAAAGATTTATAATTCTGTTCAAGAATTTCTTTAACGTGAGAAACTACTAAGACATTTTTGTCAGGGTTTTCTTCTAGATATTTTGTTATTATTAATGAAATAATAATAGTTTTACCTGCACCAGTTGGTATAGCACAGATAGGATGGGATTTTGGATTTTTGATACTAATTAGAGCCGATTCAGCAGACTCTAATTGGTAGTATCTTGCTACCTTATTCTTTAATTTCACAAATATCTTCCATTAAATCTTGAAGTTCGTGGATAAGGATTTGTTTTTCTTCTATAGAGGCACCGCCTGTAAAGAACTGTTTTATTCGTTCTATATTATCTGAAACAGGTGCCTCTTTATCTGACACCTCCCAAGGAAACTCCAACCATTCGGTAGTATTTTCATAAAGGGCATAGAATGGTTTATTATATCTAGCTTTAGTTGCTCCAGAATCTATAATGTCATCTACTATAATATCAGCTAATTCTGGAGAATCAACAATAATAGAGTTTTTAATATGACCTCTTAATAAATAGGCTACTGGTATTCCACCTCTTGGTACTGGATAGATATTTAACATTGACAATGTCTTATAGTCAAGGTCGTTTCTTATCACTCTTACCATTTGAACGATTTTACTTTGTATATCATTATGAGTTAATGTTCTCATTTAATATACTCCTACTCTTTCAGAATAGGAATCTAAACTAAAGCAATATATCATAGCATCTAAATTATTTTCAGACTTTATAAAATCTACCTCTTCAGAATTATACTCTTTTTTTATTCTTCCATGATTTTGATTAAAATTATTTTTGTTATTATATGATAGTCTTTTGCAACAAGCTTCAAAAAAGTCTGTACCAGAATATACTTGTATACGTTTTCCTTTTTGTTGAACTCTTACCCTCCAACCACTATCAATCTTAAAAACTCCAGCTAATCCGGATGTATTATCTTTGCATAAAGATACATTTTTATTATTACCTGTAGCATCTGTCAATAATAGATTTTCATATATATTATTATGAGTATTTCTATCTTTATGATCAACTCTATCTCCTTTTTTATAAGAAGGCAAATAACCGTCTACATATAATATTACCAAATGGTGTATGGAAAATCTTCTTCCTAATAACCATATCCTTTTGTACCTACCATTGTCACCAGCTACTTTTCCAGCTTTAGTTTTTCCACCTAGATATTTTTTATATTTAAAAACTCCTGTGTCATTATTATAAGAAACTACACTTTTTAAGTAATCTTGTGTCAATTCTTTCATGAGAAGCATCCTAAAAATTTATGCCATTTACAAGCTTTAACCTGATCATCTAAAGATAATTCCTTATCATTAATACTACAAGCAAACTTACCATCACCTATTAAATCTAGATTTTCACAAGTTCTGCAATTAACTAATGGTTTAGATTGGCCGAAGCATTGGTCTATATAGTTGCACCACTTACATTCGTACCATAAAGGAGTATTATTGCCAATTCTTGGGAAGTCGTTAAAGTCTTCACTAAAAACAATATCATTACCTTTTCTTAGCATATCTTCTGCAAACGAATTATCGCAATTTACTATTTCTATATAAAAAGAAGAATCATTTTTATTAACCGCCATAAACAATGCTTTTGTAAGATTCGATTTATACATATAAATCATCATTTGAGAATAATATGTTGGTTTAGATTCTTTTACACCTTTCTTTTTTGTATCTTTGAATGATTTATCATTCATTGTTTTAAATTCTACTAAATGAACTAAATCTTCAGACCCTGGTATTTTTTTACAATATGCATCAGGATGCCCCATTGCATAACCGTGACAATCTATAAATTCATCTTGGTCGTCTAGAGTATTCCATAGTTCTATCCCAATAGACTCTAAGGCTTTTATCATTAAATCTTCTGATTGGTGTCCTACTGCGAATATTCTATTTGTTCTTCCAGGAAGCTCTCCTGTTTTCGCCCATCTAAAAGTAAACCATAAAGCTCTTGTGCATCCACCTCCTAATCCTGACATTCCAATATAGTGTCTTGGATAGCCTACTGTTTTCCCTGCTTCATCTATTAAATCGGTTAATTTACTCTTTTCTTTTCTAACATTATACGATTTTAAACTAGCCATGTTACTCTCTGCTATAAAAATGAAAAATCCTTATACCTAATATATTAGATATAAGGAAAAGATAAGCCTAGCCCCAAGGTGGCTTTTCAGCGGGCTTTTCTGAATCGCCTTCTTCTGCAGGTTCAGAAGATACGCCTTCCGCTAAAGAATGACCTTCGGCAGATTCGTACTTCTTAATTTCTGCTTTTGGTCCATACTTAGGAGTAACACCATCTTCTTTCTTTTCTTTAGATGGCTCAGAGTGGCGAACAGTACCAATGAAAGGAATACCATGAATCTCAGCAGTATCCTCTAGTTCGTCACCACCTTTACCTACCGCATCGCAGATAGACTTAAACTCTCGGTCGGAGATGTCCTGAGCTACCTTATTAGGATGCCCCCAGTTTAAACCAATAAACAGAATACCACCTTTATGCTCTCCGTTTAAAATCTTAGCCTGCATATTTAAACGCTCAGCAGTCTTTTTAGAGTTTTCAACAATTTCAGACTTTACAATAGAAAGAATATACTCACCCTCTGGGATTAGAGTAAACTGTCTTTCTTCCATAGGTTCTGCTTTCGCAGCATTAAAACTTAACTTAGCCATTTTTATTTCCTTTTTATAAAATAAAAATTGTCATATTACGTTATGACTGACGATTATCCAATATTGGATTAATTTAGTAAAACTATTATACTATACTTCTTTATTGAAGTAAAGCTATTTCTTAGATGTTCCTTTAATTATTTTCTCAAATATCTTGCCTAGGTCTGGCTCTTCTTTCATATCAAGAACTCCAGAACGGTCTTTACAACCATAACCTAAACTAGAGCCAGTTTGAAGATACCGATACGTTGACTTATCTTCTAGCTTACCAATGCGTAATGCTAAAACCTCATCAAAGAAGAATGGTAAACCATTCATTAGGTTCTTTCCTGGCATAATTGGTTTAACTTCGGAGATACCACTATCATTCTCTACCTTTCCTGCCTTAGCAATAAAATAGACGTGCTTGTCTTTAATATCTCGGAAGGCACGAATCATATCAGTAACATCCGTAGCTAACTGACCATACGCCTGTCTAGCATCTGCATATTCTTTCTTTAGTGTAGAAAGATAAACTTCAGCTATTTCTGATACTGAATCTAAAACGATTGTTTCGTATTTCTTAGCATCTTCAGATTCGGTTACGAATTGGTATATTTCCATTACATCTTCAACGGTTTTAATATCTACTGAGTCTAGATTGTCTCCTGCTAAAGAAAGTAGACCACCTTCAGCGTTTAGAATTAATGGAGTTGGAACTGTTCCAGCTAACTTAGTTTTACCAGTACCACTCTCTCCAAAAATTAACGCTTTAACAGAGTTTACGCTCTGACTCGTACTCTTAATCTTAATCGCCATTATTCATCTTCCTCTTCTTCAACATAATTATTTTCACATAGTTCGATAAAAGGCAATAGGTTTACTATGTCATTACCCATTCCCATAAAAATTTGATTTACTACTCTAGAGCATAAATCTTTTTTCTCAGTAAAATTACCGTAATTATCTAACCAGCATATTATGCCGAAAGGTGTTACACCTTGGTCGTTACTAGTCATTTCTTCAAATCTTGTAGCTACCTTATAAAGAGTAGCAAAAGATGTTTTAAAATCTTCTGGTACTCCTAGATATTTTTTCATTTCTATAGTTGCTACATCATTCATAGTTTATATCTGTAATTTTTAGAGTTGATAAAGAAGGTTTTGTAGTGATGCAGTCTAGTAACTTACTATCTGGTCCAAGAGCCTCTAGAGATTTTAGCTCTTTGAGTTTAATCTTAGGAGCCCAATCAATACAATTCTTTTCTTCGTCTGAAAGTTCATCCCAAATCATATCTAGAGCTGGCCTATCTAAAGAGCGTGTTAAACCATAACCATATTCTAACTCAAAATTTTCAACTGTCTCTTTTTCCTTTCCTTCAAAAGTATGATCATCTCCATGGCTTTCGATGATTTCTTTTCTCAAAGACAACTCTTCTTTTTTGAAACGCTTTAATTCATAAGTAGCCTCTAGCCACTGATTATACTTATTAATATCGATTGGCACTATATTCTCCTTGCTTTCTGCCACGATTATCATAAAGATTACCATTCTTAATATAACCAGTCTGTCTTCCTCGGTTATCTTTAATCTTTATCTCTTTATTATTATACTCGTAAGTTTTCGTTTGTCTACCTTCATTATCTTTGAATGCAGACTCGTGAGAATAAGCAATTAGAGGAAGCAATAACAATACCAAAATTAAATTTTTCATCCTTCGCAATCCTCACAATATGGTTTACCGAAAGATTGAATCCAATCGCCTAACCAACGTCTTGCGGTAAGACTATCCATACCAAACTCTTCAATCAAATTAGGTGCGGCAAAGTTCATATTTACATCCCCCATTATTTGAAGCTTATTCAAGAAATCAAAAACCTTAGCTTTATTATATGTCATTTTCTATCTCCTTTATTTTCCAAGTAAATAACTCTTCTATACTTACACCGAACTCTTTTGATAAATCTTCTAACTCCAACTGTAATTCATTTAATTCTTCATCTATTTTTGAATATTCAAATAGCAACATACTATGAATACTTATATTATTATAACACTCTCCAAAAGTTTCTAATCCGCACTCTTTAGCTACTCTAATAGCTTTTTTGACTTTCACCTTCTTTCTCCAAACTTTCTGCTAATAGAGCCGAATAAGCTACAGAATCTTCAGCAGAATCTCTATGAAAATCAGGGTTACTAAACTGTCTTACCTGTTTTAAGATAAGCATAAATTCCCATCCTTCTGATTCTGTTAGACTATTACCAGTTATAGCATTAAAAGCCTTAACCGTTGCAGCCATACTTCTTTCTTTATTACTATTGTCGTAAGTCTTACCACGTTCTTCCATAAGACTTTTTGACTTATCTAAATAATCTACAGCTTCACTCATTTTTGTTCCTTTAGCTTATGCACGTCTGGATGGAATACGTCATTACATTCTTTTACTTTTAAGATTAATTTCCGATTATAAATATAAGCACCACCTAAACCAATTAAAACCCCTAAAGATAATGACATAAGACCTACTAAATATAAATTCATTCTTATTTCCCTTTTTAATAATATCTATTATACTATACTTTTATTATGAAGTAAACCCTGCGATAGAAATAAATTCTTCTTCAGTAATTGTCTTTACATCGAATTTCTTAGCTGCATTAATCTTATTAACCCCAACTCTTTCTCCGCAAACTAATATATCTGTCTTAGAATTTACCCCAGTTATAGTAGCCCCAAGCCCCCTAGCAAACCCCTCCATAGTACCCCTATTGTTAGCCATCTTGCCGGTAAAGCACATACGCTTTCCAGTAAATTGGGATTCTTTAACTTTAATCTCTTCGTGAATAATGTTAAAATCAAGGTCATATATAGATATAATTAAACCTTCATTTTCTTTTATATAATTAAATATTGATTCACACTTATTATAACCAAAACCATCTATAACCATTACATCATTAGGGGTAATATTGAACAAAATATCACTATACGTATAATGTTCTAACAGATTCTTAGCCCCAGAGATTCCTAAATCTGGTATCCCTAAAGCTGCAATAAAACGATAATCTGGTAGCTCTCTTTCTAATGAGCTTTCTAACTCTGAACCTAGATTCATAGTGGTCTTATCACCGAATCCACACATCTTAAAGTCATTCCATTTCATTTCATATATTTTTGGTATAGTGTCGAATCCATTGTTAATAAGAATCTCAACAGTTTTTGGACCAAAGCCGTCTAGGTTATTTAGCATGCCAAAGAAATGAGTTAGTTGCCTTCCTGAACGAGCTAAACAGTTTTCGTTTAAACAGTATAGATCAACTTCTGTCTTAGACCATTCTAATGCACTTCCGCAATCCATGCAGGTAGTTGGTAATATAGGCATTATTGACCTCCAAATACAGTAGGTGAAATTTCTTTTAATTTCTTTTCTATATCAACGGCTATTTCTCTAATTTCCCATTGAGCAGCTTTTTGTAAACGCCCTGCATCTCCATATAAAAAGTCATACCAAGCTTGAATATTACCAGTAACATTCATTTTAGTATAGCAAGCATTTGGTAAAACGTATCTAGCATCTTCTGCTTTAACTCCGAATGAAATAAGATAGTCATAATCAGCTTGAGCATTTTCCATACTATTGATAAATCTTTCTTTAACTAATTCGTGCTCGTGATTTTCAATATCAGGTGGAATCACATACTCGAATTGAAACTCTTTAACGTATCTTTGACTTCTTTGCAAATAATCTAAAAATGCGTGCCTTAACATTTGCATAGAGCAAGAACGACTAAATTCACTAATCTCGAAAGTAGCATAAGCGAACCTAAAAGTTGCAAAATGACTAGATGCCTTTAGCCTTTTTACATTAGCTCCTGAACTATCATAGCAAATAGCTGCCATTTCTGATATTTTTTCTTCTAAGTTTTCTGTATGATCTACTAATTTAACTTTCATTTTTTATCCTTAGTTTCATATTTACTTTCTTCATAGTTATAAACTATATTAAACTGATCCATTATCTCAGTTATTCTTTTTCTTAATCTTTTATTCTTCAAAAGAAGTTTACTATGAGCTTTAATTAGTAAGTTAGTGTCTTCTATTTTAGAATTGGTTTCGTCAACTCTATCTTGTAACATTTCTCTATTAAGCTCAAGGCAAGTATTAGATGCGTAGCATTTATCTAATTCATTTTTTAGAGATACATTATCACGCATTAACTCTTTCTTACTAAAAGGTATTTTCACGTGGTCTCCTGCTTTGCATTATTAATGCATTTTTATGTAAACTACCAATAGGCATTAATCTAATAAAGTCTTTGAATTCATTATTCTCTTTTAGAATTTTCTCTCTTAACTTTATTGTTTTATCAAAATCTTTTGATGATACAGAGGTTATGTCATCTTTACCTTTACTTTTTCTAGTTATAACTTCATTCATAGTAAAAAACTTCCCCATTTTTTCATTAAGATTATTTACTCTTTTACTTAATTGTTTAGTGTTTTGAAAACATTCATCAAAATTACAGATTTGACTATAACTAAACCAACCTCTATGGTCGTTTAAGTTTACATAAAATATTTTATTCTTTCCATTTATAAAACTAATCTTTACATCTTCATATTTTTTAATATTATTATTTCTTTTATGATGAGAAACTCTATTATACTTAATATTCATATTATCCTCAAAATATATGGTATTACTGAACCTGAGCGTATTAATTCAACCTTCGCCCCAATCTCTATTCCCATAGTCTCTACCATTTTAGCATTATGACCAGAGGCTCTACGAACTTCTACACCATCTATCATAGTTGGTTCTATATGGATAACTGGAGTTACTTTTCCCGAACGCCCTGTCTGCCATTTAATGTCTACTACCGTTGATTCATAAGTAGCGTCTTTTGGCTTAAGAGCTATAGCCCAGTTCGGATGATGAGAAGTTTCCCCCATCTTCTCTTTTATTACTGGGTCAACTACTTCAAATATAACACCGTCTATAGCGTAATTAATGCTAGAGCTTATGTCCTCTTCAATTTCTCTAAAGTCTTCTAGTAGGTCGTTTATATAATAAGAGACTGTGGAGAGGTTGTGGTAGTCCTGAAATACGATTGCGTTATCCTTAAAGGCTTTTTCTGTAATAGGACTAGATACGTCTGCCATTATAGCTCCAGAAACAAAGTTTCTAGGATGAGAAAATTCTTCCGAAAGATGTTCTTTAAAGTAATCTAACTTAACAACTAGTTCCCCTAATATGGGAATAGTAGGGTCAATAGAATCTTTTTCAAATACAGTCGCTATTCCTTTATCAAAGCTATTGGTTATATCGTTACCAAATAAACCATCCCCACGGGTAACTAGTTTATGATTTTCGTATTTACCTGCTATACCATCCAGCTTTGCTGTCGCTTTAAACTTAACATTCTTATAATAGATACCAGTTCTTCTACAAGCATCTATAACTGAATCTATCCACTTTTCCATTTCTTCTTCAGTCTTAGCTTTCTGCATAGATAGCATAGGTTTATTATGCTTAACTCTTCCCTTATACAGCTCTTCTGGCTCAACCTTATTTCTATAAGGGTGATCTTCTGGTAGTTTCTTAAGCTCATAATCATATACTGAATCTGGTACAGAAGGTTCTCCCGATCTGTAAGTTCTATTCCAATCATCTAATTGGCGTACTATTTGTTCGTTCTTTTCCATTTCTATTCCTCAAAAATCTTTTTAAAATCTATTTGGAAGTCAGATAGCATTCCCATATACGCTATATAATGACCGTATACATCTCCCGCTAGAACATGCTCCATATTCATATCGTTATACATAGATATACCAATAAAAGATTGAAGCTTTCCTTCTTTGGCCTCTTCTAGCATTTTCTCTAAACAAAGAACAGTATTTTTTGAAACAGATTTAGGTTGAGTTATATTAACTACTTTCATTTAATGCTCCGTTTCTTTTTCTAATTCCATATCAGGAACAATCTTTGCAAGATGCTCTAGCTGCTCTACCATTCTGGCCTTAGACATACCACTAGCTATTGTAGCTTTTACCGTAGTAACAAGCATAGCCGTTAAAGCCATATCAAAATCTTCGTGATTCGTGTGATCCATTAGTATCTCTAGGCAAGTTATACAGTTTGCTTCTAGAGTTTGTGTTTTAACAAATTCTTCATTCATTTTCGTTTCCTTTTAATTGCATTGAGTAATGAGTTAAAGCCTCTCTAGCTTCTTCCATAGTTAAAAAGCTACCTACCGGATCAGCTCCTGTCTCGTCCCAAGCCGTATAGCAATCTTCTTCTGTAGTGATATGATCGTCTTGCCAATAATATAATTGACTATCTAAAGAATCGTCATAAATACCAAACTTAATAAACTCTCTTTCATCAGGAGTTAAACTAGGCATAGCAACTTGAATTAATTCTCCGCTTTTCCAAGCATCTATTTGCTCTTGAGTTACATTAATAATTACTATTCTTTTAACTCCAGAAAATGGGTCTTTATTATGTACGTGCATTTTAATCTCCTTTCTTTTCTTATTCGTTAAAACTATTATACTTTCTTTTCGTCTAGTTGTCTTTCTCTTTCTAAAGCTCTTTGAAGCTTTGCTGACAATCTAATAAAATTATTAAAATCCAAACTTTTTCTTTTATTTGACACTATCTTCATTAGCATAAGAAAATCTTTTACTTCAATATTGGTTTTCATACCTACCTCTATAAGATAATGGTTATTGATTTTTTAGCTCTAGATACTGCTGTATAAATCCACTTACGTTTAGTTTCTTCATCTATGAAATAAGGAATATCGTATATATGGATGATAACGTGATCCGCTGCGCTTCCCTGGTACATGTGCGCTGTCGATGCATAGGCGTACTGGAAAATAGAATACTTGTTCTTTTCGTATTCATCGAAATAATGGAATGGTCTAAGCTTAATGTCTCCCGATTCAAACTCAATTTCTTTACCGTTAT